GACACGTGGACGATCACTGGTAAGTCTGACCTCTACACGACAGGGGACGGAAGGCTGATCGACTTCAAGGATTCCTCCGTGTGGGCCTATCTCCTGGGCAAACGCGAGTGGGATGCCCAGCTCAACGTCCTGCGCTGGATCAGGGTGCGTAACGGCGGTCACGTCGCTTCCCTCGAAGTCGATCTCTTCGTGGGCGACTGGCGTAAGGGCGAATCCAAGAAGAACGAGGATTACCCCGAGCGCGTCGTTGTGGTCCCTATCGTCATGTGGGAGATGGACGAGACGGAGAAGTACGTCAAGGAACGGCTCGCCATGCACGCGGCCGTACTGCCTCCCGAGTGCTCAGCCGAGGAGAGATGGGAGAAGCCCACCAAGTGGGCCGCTATGAAGCTGGGAGCTGCCAAGGCGACCAAGCTGTTTGATGAACCGACCGAAGCCGCTAGGTTCGCTTCAACGCTTCCAAAGGGCATCGTGGAGAAGAGGCCGGGGCAGTCCACGCGATGCGCCGATTATTGTCAAGCCCTGTCGTGGTGCGCCCAGGGTCAGGCTCTCGTGAACGGAGGCGCAGAATGACAGCCTGGATTTTCCTTCTGCGTGTCCTGATCGGGCTTTTGTGCCTTGCGGTAATCGCCATCGTCGTCGCATGTGCCCGAGAGATCATGCTTATCAAGCGGGAGCCGAAATGACCGCCAAGAAGAAGCCTGCCAAACACACGGTGACGGACGCCGTGCTACTCGTCGCGGCTTGCAAGATGGGGTGGGGCGCATGGGACATCCCGTGCCTTCTCTCGCCGCGCGAATACGAGGCGCTTAAGACGGCGCGGCTTCTCGACAGAAAAGCGTGCGCACGGTGGCTTTCCAACGTCGAGGTTCCGCTGCCGTCTCGGGGGACGCGATGAGGGAAACCGAGATCGAGAACGGCGTCATCGAAAGCACGATGCTCGGGATCGAGGATCACGGCATCGCGTCGTCGTACATCACGGTCAAGGGCGACGGATGGGGCTGCGGCTTCGGCGGCTACACGCTCGACGGCCCCTACGACCACGACAAGAAGAAGCGCCTCCCGTCCGCGCTCATGGGCTGGTGGGTCGCCCGCGTCATGGAGACGGTCGGCGTCGAGAAGTGGGAAGACTTGAAGGGTAAGCATGTGCGCGTTGAGACGGAGGGACTCGGAGGACATATCATCGCGCTCGGGCACTTCATGAAAAAGCAGTGGTTCCGTCCGGGCGAGGAGATCAAGGTGTTTCTCGCGGCGAACCCCGAGGTCTCCCGATGAGCGCCCTCCCGCCGTGCCCTCTTTGTGGAAGCCAAAGTAAGCCGTTTGGAGACGGACGTTCATTCCAATGCTCGAAGTCCGGTTGCTCGATGGGATACGAAGAGACGGGATTCAGCGAAGCCGAGTGGCTCCGCCTCGCCGCTCCTCGCCCCCTCCCCGCCACGGTGCGGGCGGTGTTGGAAAAGGTTGAGGCGCTCGACTTCCTCGACATGGGACTTGCAAGCGAGACGAGTACCGAGAGTGCCGACGCGCTCAACGTGGCGGTAGATAAATGGATCGCCGCAGGGCGGCCGGGGATGGAGGACAAATGAGCGACACCAACGAGAAGTGCGCGTGCGTTCTCGTCGGCACGCCAGCCGAGCGTATCGACCGCAACTGTCCAGCCCACGGCCGCCGCTACGTGCCCCCCGCCCCGCCCCCGAGCGCGACGTGCGCGTGCGTCACTCACCACGCGAACGACTGCAAATGGTGGGCGACAAGGAAGCCCACCCCGCCCCCGAGCGCCGATGGGGAGGCAGGGAAGGTGCTGACGAGGGATGAGTACATCGAGCAGATCAACGACTTCTCCGATCGCGCCAAGCCAAATCAGGTGATCTCTGTCGCGTGCATTCGGAAGTGCCTACTCGCCCACGACGCCGCGCTGCGCGCCGAGGTCGAGCGGCTCGGCAGGATCGTTGACGAGCTGGAGTCTCCCGCCGCTGCCCGCGCCGACAAGGCTCAGGCCCGCGTCGCAGAACTCACGCGGGAGCGGGACGAGGCGACGCTCGCGGGTCGCATCGCCGAGTGCGATGCGGTCGCCGCTTGGCTCATCGCCGAGCGACGCAGCGATTTCCCCGAGGTGGAACTTCTTCACATGCTGGAGCTGCGGCAGAACGAAGCCCGCCACGCGAAGGAGAAGGCGTGAGCGAGCGGATGAGCGAGAAGCAGTTCGACGTACTACTGGCTAAGCGCATTGTCGTCCTTGACGGACTTCTGCGCCGCGCTGAGGGATGGGTCGGTATCGGGTGTGACGTTGATACCGACAAGGAGGAGTACGAGATGGTGGACAAGCTGCGCGAAGAGATCCGCGCCGCTCTCGACGCGCCGGGCGGGGAGTCCAAGTGATCCTCTTGGGCGACTGCCGCGAGCTGCTCAAAACGCTCGACGCCGGAAGCGTCCGGTGCTGCGTGACGAGCCCGCCGTATTGGGGACTTCGGGACTACGGCGTTGACGGGCAGATCGGCCTCGAAAAGACACCGGAAGCCTACGTTGCAGAGATCGTCGGCGTGTTCCGCGAGGTCAAGCGCGTACTCGCGGATGACGGGACGCTTTGGCTGAATTTGGGGGACTCGTACATGGGCGGCGGCGGCGGGAATTACGGCTCCGGCGCGTCGGTGGCGTCCGGGCACGGTCAGCACCTCACGAACGTCCGCAACCGGCCCGCATTCATCGCGGCGACGGGATTGAAAGCAAAAGACCTCGTCGGCATCCCGTGGCGCGTGGCGTTCGCGCTACAGGCGAACGGCTGGTATCTGCGCTCGGACATCATCTGGCACAAGCCGAACCCGATGCCCGAGAGCGTCACGGACAGGCCGACGAGGGCGCACGAGTACGTGTTTCTGCTGAGCAAGAGCGCGAAGTATTTCTATGACGCGGACGCCCTAAGAGAGCCGTCCTCAACTGAAGGCTATACATGGGAGGAACGGCAAGCAATGGGTTTTAGGGGAAACACAAAGCATCCAACAAAGGACGCGATTGAATCCGGGCTGTCGATCCCATCGTTTGCACCGAACGGCAACGGTCGCAACGCCCGCACGGTCTGGACGATCCCGACGCAGCCGACACCGGACGCCCATTTCGCCACGTTCCCTGAAGCACTCGCGGAACGCTGCATCCTCGCCGGCAGCGCGCATGGAGACACGGTCCTCGATCCCTTCTTCGGGAGCGGCACGGTCGGGAAGGTGGCCGAACGGCTCGGGCGTGAGTGGATCGGCTGCGAGCTGAATCCGAAGTACGTTGAGATCGCCGGGAAGAAGACGGCGCAGATAGGGATGTTCGCCCACGCGCCGGGCGGGACCGAAAAGGAGATGAAATGAAAAAGACTTTTGCCCTGCTCTTGCTCGCTGCCGGGCCCGCCCTGGCGCAGTGCCCGCCGTGCCCGACCGCGACCCCAACCCCAACGCCGTGCCCGGTCTGCTCCGGCACGCCCACCCCGACGCCGCCGGCCGTCATCCCGAGCCCGACCCCCGTGCCGACCGCGCCGGCGGCGACCCCGAGCCCGACGCCCGTGACGGCGTGCGGCCTGGTCAAGTACGAGCCGAACCCGCCCGGAGCTCCGAGGCCGGCCACCCTCTCGGCCGGGTTCACGACCTTGACGCTTCCCTACCAGAAGGGACCGAGCGGCCCGTGGCGCCTCGTCAACCTCGAGTCCTTCGGCTACTCGACCCTCGTGCCGGCGCCCCCAACGGCCCTCTTCTACCAGGATCTGCGCTTTTCCGGCATCCCCGCGGCCGGCGACGGGCAGAGCTACACCTACGGCCTCGCCGCCACCCAGGACGGCTCACGCGTGGCGGTCGGCATGGGGGGCCCTGGGGACGGCTGGGGTACGACGGTCGGGCTTCCTGATGGCGGCGAGGGTTTCGCCATGCGCGGCTCTTTCGGCCAGGACCGCCCCATGTCCGTCGGCCTCGAGACGGTCGGCTCGCGCACCGTCGCCTACTCCTGGTCTTTCGGGCTCGTCCAGGCCACGGACGTGACGAACCTTCCGTCCGATCTCACCCAGCACAACCTCCTGGCCGAAATCGCCCCCTGGCCGGGCGGCTACCTGGGCAAAGTCGCCGGCACCTACCTGACCTATCTCAACGGTTCGGGCGGCATCATCGTCGTCAACGCGGCGAACTTGGGCCCGGTCGGCACGATCACGACCGCCATGCCGTGGACGACCATCGGCGCCGCGGACTTTGCCGGCCGCGTGCCCCAGTATTACACCGCGGCCTCATTCGGCGGCGTGCTCTACATCCTGGCCGAGCTCCGCCCCCTGGCCGGCGAGCAGAGCCCAAGCTACGGCATTCTGTCCGTCACGGGGCTCGCCAAGACCGCCTCGACCATCTGGCGCGTCCCGGCCGTGCCGGGCGAGACGTGGGGATACGGCGGCGTGTCGGCCGCGCTCGTCCAGAGCGGAGGCGTCGTCTACGCCATCATGCCGGCCGTTCGATCGACGCCGACCCTCGCGCTCGTGCTCTACGCGGCCCGGGCCGCCTCGATCGGCACGCACGTCGGCGCGTTCACGATCCCCCAGGCCCTCTACGCGCAGGGGTTCAGTGGCTTCGGCATGGTGTCGGCCGCGGCGCCCCCGTACCTGTACGTCCCGACCGGGCCCGGAGCCTGGGCGATCCCGCTGTCGTGCGTGGGTGTGCCGTGAGAACGAAGCTGGACGAGATTGTGGAGGAGGAGATTGCCCAGAGCGCGGGTTCCGGCAAGCGCATTGCCGAGCGCGCCTTTCGGGAGGGGCTGGCGGCGTACCACAAGACGGCCGAGTGGGCGCGCAAGAGCCTCTACGAGAACGGGCGGTATGAAGTAGTTGACTACACGGAGATCCAGCCCGAGCCGGTGGGGGAGAATAGTCCCCATAAGCCGTGGTGTGAGTTCACGGACTTCACACAGCCGTATCAACTGGTCGGCCACCACTGCACCGACCGCCGCAAGGGCGAAAGACGGAAGTGGCTCGGGGCCGAGTGCAATGCCGGCGGCATCCGCCTCTGCGTGCATTCGACGGACGGCGCTCTCTACTTCGACCGCCGCATCAAGGACCGGAGGAAGGCGTGAGGAGCCCGTACGCGCGCCTCCGCCGCGTGAAGCTGCGCGCGCCGACGGTACAGAGCAGGGTGCACGACGCGCTCAAGATGGCCGTGCGCGAGTTCGCCGGCGCGATCGACCGCGAGCTCATGAAACCGCCGCCCGGCTACCACGTCCACGAGCGCCACGGCTACCTGGCCGACGGCTGGGTGTACCGCGAGCCGTGCGAGTACTGGACGTGCAAGGACGTGTCCGAGGAGAATCGAATGCGAACCCTGCGCGTGCCGTCGTTCCTGGACAACTCGCCCGCCCCGGTGGTGGACCCGTGAGCCTCCTCGAGCTCGCCGTGTTCATGGCCGAGGACACCCTCGACACCGTCATCGAATCCCTGGCCGAAGCCTCTGCGCGCGGCCTGTCGCCCCCGGGCCCGCAAGAGCGCGACCGCCGCCGCCGGTGGGCTATCGCGCTCGTGACGAGAACCGGCAGTCCCGAGTGGAAAGCCTACCTCCGCGAACTCCTAGAAAGGGAAGTGCCGAGTGGACGACCAGGGCCAGAACGAACCGCCCGAGTATCAGGAGCTCCTCGAGGATCTCCAGGCGAACCTTCGACTCTCGATGTGGCTGGATCTCGAGGCGGTTCTCGTGGGACGCCGGAACGTGGGGGAACGTTTCTCGACGGGACTCCCGTGCCTTGACGAGAAGATCGAGGGCGGCCTCCACGCCGGCACGCTCACGATCGTCCAGGGCAAACCCGGCATCGGCAAGACCATGCTCGCCACCCAGATCGTTCTCGAGCTCGCCCACAAGTGCGCCGTGGCCGTGCTCTACGCCGACGAGGGAATGCCAGGCGCCGCCGTCCGCATCGGCCAACAGCTTGGCATCGACCGCGCCCGAATGCTGTCGGGCGAAGGCGCTACCCTTGCCCGCGAGGCCATCAACGGCTCGCCCTTCTTTCGCTTCCTCGACCCATCGCGCCCCGAATCGACCGTAGAGTTCCTGTTCGAGCAGTTCGATTGCATCGCGCCGAAGGGGCTGCAGCGCGTCTACCTCGTGGACTCTGCCCAGGTGGTGCGCTCGAGCAAGACCACGTCCCGCCAGGACCGCCGCCAGGCGATTTCGGCCCTCCTCGTGGAGCTCCGTGATCTCGCCATGCGCTTTCGCGCCATCGTCGTCGTCGTGTCCCAGGTCGGTCGCGGCTCGTATCGGTCCAAGAACGAGGACGAACGCGCCGACCCCCTCGCCGCCGGCCTGGAAACCTCGAGCATCGAGTTCATGGCCGACCTCATCCTGCACCTCGACGGCAAGCCGACGAAAGACTCGCCCCAGGTCAAGCTCATCTGCCCGAAGTCCCGCATGGGCGTCGAAAACACTTTCAGCCTCACCATGGCGATGGACTACCCGCGCGCCCGGTTCGTCGCCGTCGATGCCGCCGCGGCCGAAGCCGACGCCGCAATCGCCAGAACGGACGCCCTGCGCGCCATCGTCCAGGACATCCTCGTGGCCCTCCGGGACTTCCCCAGTGGCGCCTCCGGCCGCGAGCTCGAGCGCGAAGTCGAGGCCCGCGCGTTCGATGTCCGGGCCGCCCTCAAGCTGGCCGTCAAGGACGGCACCCTCGTCAAGCTGCCCAGGTCCGGAAGGGGCGGCGGAATGCTTTACAGGCCGAAGTCGTGAAGTGCGTCCGAACCGCGTCCGAAGTGAGTCCGGGACGCAGTTCTTTCTGGAAGTGCGAAGTGCGTCCCGACCCTTTAGGGAAGGGACGCGCTTCCGCAGTTCAGAACATGGGGTAATTTTGTGAGAAGTGCGTCCGCGTCCGGGAGCCTCTCGTGAGCCTCTGTGCCGCGTGCGGTTCCCTTCGGGCCAGGGCGATCGACCAGGCCATCGTCTCCCACGCCGGGGCCGAGCGCCTCATCCTCGACCTCGCCGGCCTCGTGGCCGTCCGGGTCGTGGTGCACCGCGTCACCCTCGTGGAGTGCCCAGACTGCCGCCCAGGGTTTCTCGTGCGCCGCCGGTACACCCAGGTGCCGCTCGAGGAGGCATACGGCAAGGGCTACCTTCGGGCCCGACGCTCCCGCCGGCTGCCGCGCCGACCGCCCGTCACGAGCGGTAGCGTCAAGAACTGACGGCGCTTGGAAGTTCCGGCGCGTATCCTGCGCGCGTGGCTGAGAGCAGCGCGCAGCGCACGAACGGTCCCGGCCGTCCGTTCCCGCCTGGCGTTTCCGGCAATCCTGGCGGCCGGGCGAAGCTCGTGCGCTCGCCATCGCGCGCGCTCGCGGACCTCAACGACACGGCCGGCACGGACGCGGCCGACGTGATCCGCAACTTCAAGCGCGCCCGCGGCCGCGAGCTGTGCGCCGCGGATCACCAGGCCATCGCCGCGTTCGAGCGCATCACGGCCCAGGAGCCCTACGGAGTGTCGCAATTCAACGCGACCCTCGACCGTCTCGAGGGCCCGGTGCCGAAGGACGTGAACGTTCGGCAGTCCGGCATGTTCGTCGTGAACGTCGTGGATCTGGACGCGATGCTCGAGGGCCGCGTCTCGCCACAACGCGCCCAGGAGCTCGCCGCCGGCGCCGTGGAGGCCGAACTGGTGCCGGACGACCCCGAGGCCGCCCCGCGTGGCTGACGAGCCCGGGCCCGTCCAGACCTCGCTGCCGCTGCCCGAGCTCGAGCCGCCCCCGGTCATCCGCGAGGCGACGCTCAACTTCGACAAAGCGATGTGGAACCGCTGGCAGCGCACGCTCAACGCCGGCAAGCTGGCCGGCACGCTGCACCAGGCCGTGCCGGGCGCCGTGTTCCGGCCGAGTGACGGCACGGTGTACGGCGTCGGCTGGAACGGCTCGATCCACGTCGCCCGCGACGAGCAGGGCCGCAGACTCCGACCGCCGCGGCGCCGGCAGCGTCCGAAGCCGTGATCCCGCTCCCTCATCTGCCAGGGCTTAGCCGGGAGCGGCCGCCGCTCTACGAGGCGATCCAGTCCCTCTCGAGGCTGGGCGCGAGCTCGCTGGAGCTCAAGTCCGTCAAGAGCACGGCCGGCCAAACGTTCAACGTGATGAGCTACGGGGCGAAGGGCGACGGCGTGAGCGACGACACGCTCGCCATCGACCGCACGATCGCCGCGGCCGAGGCGGGCCCGACCGCCGGCTGGGTGTGGCTGCCGCCCGGGTTCGCGTTCGTGACGATGGGCAACCACCAGATCACCCGGGCGAGTTTCGTTGGGGGCGGCCACGGTCGCACGCTCATCAAGCTCGAGCACCCGACGAACCACCTCGTGAACGTCGTGGCCGGCCTGGGCAACCGCGACGACATCAGCTTCGGCGGGTTCACCGTGGACACGACGACCACGGTTCGGACCGGCGGCCGCGTGTTCCGGTGGCTGACGCCCTACAACTCCGGCGAGGTTCTCCGGCGTGCCCGCCTGTTCGACGTGGTCATGCTCCACCAGTTCAGCGGCATCCTCATGTCCACCTACGAATACTGCTGGGTGGAAGATTGTCTCTACGACCTGGCGCCGGCGCCCGCCCAGGGTGCGATCGCGTTCCAGTTCGGTCAGACTGCGGCGACCAACATCAACCAGGGTTCGGAGCTCTACGTCGTCAACTGCCAGGCGAACAACCGCTCGTCATCGGCAAACACGCTCGGCTACGGGTTTTGGTTCGAGGACTGCGACGCGGTCTACCTGGACAACTGCGGCGCGATTGCGAGCCTCAACAGCTTCCGCGTCACGAGCAACGCCCACCCGTGCGCGAACTACTTCTTCTCGAACTGCGTCGCCGACTCCACGACGAACACGACGACGAACAATCATTCGTTCTGGGTGAAGGGGACCGGCGCGGTACGGTTCCGGTTTGCCAACTGCTGGTTCGCATCTGCCGGCCAGGGAGTGGGCGGTGGTGGTGGAATCGCGGCCGTGGACGGGCTGCACATCGACACGGGGGCGCTGTCCTACTCGACGTTCGCCGGCTGCTTCTTCGGCAACTGCGGCCAGGACGGGCTGCACGCCACAAGCAACGTCGGCCTTCAGTTTGTCGGCTGCACGTTCGGCGGCGCGGCCGGGAGCGCCCGGTACGGCGCGCATCTGACGGACGTGGCGTGCAACATGGCGGGGTGCGAGTTCGACGGGAATATTGCCGGCGGCCTGTTCGTCAACGGGACCAACAACGCAAACCTCCAGGGCCATTTCTCCGGGAACGTGTTCTACAACGCGGTCGTGTCCTGGCAGACAACGGCCACCTCGGCGCGGACTGGATTTGTCGGCAACTACTTCATCGTCGCGCCCGTCTACGGCGTGGCTCCCGGGCTGAACGCCAACAATGTGACGTACTGAATGGACTTCGGGCTGCAACCGAAAGAGCGCGGGCTGCTCGACCTCATGGAGAGCTCGAGCTCGCAGTTCATCGGCTACGGCGGCGCTCGTGGCGGGGCAAAGTCTCACGCGCTACGCGCATGTTTCATCATCCGCCGGCTGCGGCATCCCGGGACGAATGGCGTGATCTTCCGCCGCACGTCGCCGCTCCTGTGGGAGACGCACATCGCCAAGATGATGGCGGAATGGCCGGACCTGTACCGCGACTACTGGAGCGAAAAGCACAATGCCCTGATGCTGCCGGGCAACTCGACGCTGCTGTTCCGGTACGCCGACACGCTCCAGGACATCATGGAGTTTCGCGGCCGCGAGTACGGCGACCTGGGCATTGACGAGGCGACCGACCAGACCGAGCAGGAGCTCGCCATCCTGTTCTCGTGCTGCCGCTCGACCGTCTCGGGGTTCGTGCCGAAGCGCGTGCTCACGTTCAACCCGGGCGGCGTCGGGCACGCGTACGTCAAGCGCCTGTTCATCGACCGGCTCACGACGCCCGAGGAGGCCGCGCTCAACCCGGCGTTCATCCAAGCGTACGCGTGGGACAACATCATGTGGGTGCGCGACGCCCTCGCGCGCGACCGCATCGCGCACCAGGAGTACCGCGCGTGGCCGGACGACAAGCGCGCCGAGTACCTGATCCGCAACAGCGACTACGGCAAAACGCTCAACGCGCTGCCGGCCGATCTGCGGGACGCGTGGCTCTGGGGGCGCTGGGACATTTTCGCCGGGCAGTTCTTCGACTGCTTCCGGCCCGATAAGCACGTCGAGGAAATGGTCGAGGAGCGCGCGGCGTGATCGTTCTGAAACCCTGGTGGCCGCGGTTCATTTCCTTCGACTGGGGCTTCGACCACGCCGCGGTGACGTACTGGCACGCGACGGACGGCGAGAATTACTTCACCTACCGCGAGTGGGTCACGTCGCACACGACGGCGCCCGACATCGCGGCCGGCTGGGTTGAGCGGACTCCGGAGGCGCTCGAGCCCGGCGGGTTCAACGAGCGGGCTGCCGTCACGGCGCTCTACGCCGGCCCGGACGTGTTCTCGAGAAAGACCTCGGACCGCACCGTGGCGATCGAGCTCGAGTCGGCCCTGGCCGGAAAGGGGTTCGAGCTCCGTGGAATCACGGCGGCCGCGGCCGGGCCGGGGGATCGGCGGCTCGGCTGGAACTTCATGTATCAGCTCCTACAGCAAGGGCGCTGGAAAATCTCGCCGCGGTGTGCCGAGCTCATCAAGGCGCTGCCGGCTGCGGTGCGCGACTACCCGAACCACGCCGAGGACGCGAAAAAGACCAACGACGTGTGGGACGACTGCCGCGATTCGGCCCGGTACGGCATCTACACGTCGGCCCAGGAAGCGGTTGTGCCGCTCAAGGAGGCCGCGGCCAAGATGGTGACGGCCCCGATGACGAACCTGACGGCCCGGGCGATCGAGTTTCGCAACGCGATGGCCGATATCGAGCGCGGCCGGTCGGGAATGCGGTTCGGAAGGTGAGCGTCACGTTCCGGCGCGTCAATCCGCTAGCGCCCGGGGCGGCCCGTGCCGATGCTTGCGGCCAGCAGGAGGCCCAGGTGGGACGGTTGCGGCGGTACATCATCCGGTCGCGTCGCCCTCGGGGCGCCTCTTTCGCGTCGTTCCGCCTCGCGGGTGCATTTCGGGCCCTCGAGCTCGCACTACGGGGGTGTCCATGAGGCGCGCAAGGCTCGCGGTGGCCGTTCTCGCGCTTCTGGCGCTCGTTTCGTGCGCGACCGCCGCCGGGAACACGGCGAAGCTCGACGTTTTCAACGGCCTCAAGACGATTCGCGTCGGGGTCGAGGGCGCCGTGGCCGTTTTCAACGTCGGCTACCAGGCCGGGACGTATTCGGAGGCGCAGCGGACGCAGCTCGGCTTGCTTTACCAGAAATATCTCCTCGCGGACAAGGCGGCGGCCGATGCGCTCATGGCGACATCGACTTCCGACCCGGGCGAGATCGTTTCGCGCGTCACGGTGGTGGCGGCCGACGTGATTCGGTTCATCCAGGCGCTGAAATGACGGCGATTCTCGGACTCCTCGCGTTTCTGGATACGCCGCTGGGCAAGGCGCTCGTCAAGGTTGTGCCCACGCTGGTCGAGGACGTAATCGGCATCTGGCACAAGGACGGAACCGTGACGGATGCGGACCTCGTGGCCTACGTCGCGTCGCAAAAGTCCTTCGACGTGCTCGTGCCGAAGAAAACGCCGTGAACATTCGTTGTGAGCTCCACGTTTTCATCCATCCGGCCGAGGACAGCCGCCTCGACCAAATTCTGAAAGGAATCACGCACATGACCAAAGAACTCGATGACCTCAAGGTGAAAGAGGACGCCCTGGCCGCAGCCGTCACGGGCCTCGTCACGCTGACGAACAGCCTCAAGTCCAAGCTGGACGCGCTTCTCAACAACGGCACCCTCACGCCCACGGACCAGGTCATCGTGAAGGGCATGTCGGACGAAGCCGACGCCGCGCTCAAGCAGATCGCGGACGCCGAAGCTGCCGACACGCCGGCCGAGCCGCCCGTCGTCCCGCCCGTCGTCCCGCCGGTGGAGCCCCCGGCCATCCCGTGAGTCCGCTGCTCGTCGTCGCTCTCATCGTCGCCTCGCTGATCGTGGAGATGCTCGCGCCCACGAGCCCGTTCGTGGCGCGCGCGTCGAAAATCGGCGGGTTCGCGTTCATCCTCTACGGCATCGTTCTCGGGTTCATCTACCTGATGGGCCTGGTCGGACACGGGTAGACCCGTGGGAGCGGGGGAGACGTACACCATTCCGGAAAGGCGCGCCGCCACGCCCATCGGGGACACGGACAGCGTGCCGGCCGGCACGATGGTATGCGTCCCCTCCGCTCCCGTCACGGGCCCGACCGGGGCCGCCCCGGTCGTGGCCGCGAACAACACGCACTGGTGGGAGGACGCCGGGTTCCTCTCGGCCGCGGGCGGTGCGCTCCTGGCACTCGCGGACCCGATCATCGAAGTGCTCGCGTCGGACGAGCCGTTCCACTGGCGCCCGTTCGTGGCCGGCTGCGTGCTCGCGCTGGTCGCCTACTTCCGCAAGCGCACGAACACGGTGCTCAGGTGAGCGAGCTGAAATCGGCCGACGAGCTCATGACGATCCGCCGCGGCGACATCGGCGTGATCTCTGCCTTTCGGCTGGTGTCGGTGCTCCTGGTCGTTCTGGTGCCGCTCGGCTCGATTTTCGCGTGGTACGTCCACGCCGAGCTCGAGCGCGCAATCCTCTTGAACAACGTCTCGATGGCCGAGCGGTACGTCACGAAGGCCGATGTGGAAGCCGCCCAGGCACGCCTGTCGAGGCGTCTGGACGACATCCAGGGCCAACTCGAGCAGAACCGCAAGCTCACCGAGAAGGTCGCTATTCGGCTCAAGGTCGAGCCGTGAAAGAACCGAGGTAGGCCGATGGCGAAGATCATGTTCACCCACATGGCGACGATGGCGAAGAAGGGCAAGGGCAAGACCGGCGCCGACGACGCGGAGCCGGACGGCGACGACTCGCCGCAGAAGGCCCAGCCGTTCAACAAGAGCGCGCCCGGGCCCGCTTCGGGCGACGAGCAGGAGCCCACGCCTCAGATGAAACGCCGGCTCACGAAGGCGACCGGCAAGAGCGATCCGGCCGAGCCGGACGCGGACGACATGCCGGACGCGAACGGCTCCGAGGGTGGCGTCGAGAAGTCCGCTCAGGTCGCGCAGGGGAGCGACAAGGCGAAAACGTCGAAGCCGAAGGCGAAGGTTGGACCGAACGCGATGCCGAAGGGCCACGCGCATTTCGGGCGGCCCGGCTCGAACGGATTGAGGTTCTGACATGCCGACTCAGCCGCCTCCGCCCGGTACGCCGCCGCTCTATGGGGATCCGCAGAACGCCGGTGCCTACATGTACCGCCGCCCGGTCGGTCCGCAGTTCACGAACATCGGCGGCACGATCGGTCCGAGCCCGAACGCGTTCGTACCGTACCAGCCGGGGCAGCCGACGCCTTACCCGTCTCCGACGACCCCTGGGCCCACTGGGCGGGTTCCGGTCGGGACGCCCCAGCCCGGCGGACTGAGCCCGATCGGCCAGCCCGGGACGGGAGTGAAGCCGTCCGGGCCTCCGCCCCCCGGTTACGTTCCGCCCGTAGGAACGAACCCGACGCCCTCCGGGCCCATCACCTGGCCGCCTCCGGGCGGCTACAACCCTGCCGGCGGAGGCGTGAAGCCTTCGCCCCCTCCTGGCTACATCCCCCCGCCGAATCCCGGCACGATGACGCCGAACCCGTCCACCGGACCGCCCCCGCCGAATCCCGGAGGCTATCCGGGCCCGACGCCGGCGCCCGGCTCGCCCACATCGACCCCGAGCCACGGCGTCTCGGCGCCCGGCGGAACGGCCGCGAACGCTGTCGCGGTCGGAAACACCGGCACAGGCCCGACGCAGCACCCGAAGGCCGCGAGCTCCCCAACTCCGCTCGGTGGCGTCGCGCCTCCGGCGCCCCCGGCCGGCCCCTACGGCAACAACCCGTACCTCGCGCCCGGCCCCGGAATCGGTTCCGGTGGCGGTGGCGGGAACAGTTCCCCGACGACCCCTCCCGTGCCTGGGGTCAACGCACCGGCGGCGCCAGTGGTGCCCGCCACGCAGCACCCCGTGGCCGCCCAGGTGCCCCCGGGAGGCGGCAGCACGCCGGCCGGTAGCCCGCCGCCGCCCTCGAGCGCGCTGTCGGGGCTGCCGAACGCCGTGACGAACAACTTCGTCCAGAAGGGCAGCGCGACTGACCTGACGGACGACCAGAAGAAACAGCAGCAGGATCAAAAGCCTTTCGGTTCCGGCACGGGCACATTCGGCGGCCCGCGCTCGCCCATCAGGTTCTTCTGATGCTGCTCGGTCTGGTGGCCGCCCTGCTCCTCGTGTCGCTCGTGAACGTCGCGTGCGCGTGGGTGGTGGCGTTCCAGGTGTCGCGCCTGATCGCGTTCATCGCGGCCGAGCCCAACGCGCACCCGATCCGCGAGCACTTCTCGCGCCTTTTCAAGCGCGAAGTGGTGGCGACGCAGGGCCTTCGGATGAGGGCCTAGCGCATGAGTTCTGTCGGGCCGGGGTTTTCCCCGCTTTCATTCCAGAAGCCGCTGTCGCCTCTCATGCCCGACGAGGCGCTGCCCCCGGACCCGAACCCGCCCGACCCGGGCGGCGATGCGGCTGCTCCCGCGGTGCCGGACGCCGAAACGACGGGGGACGTGGACAACCCTGCGGCGAAGCCGGCGAAAACGATCAAGGACGTGCCGGAAGAGCTGCAGCGCGAGCTCCTCGAGCTCGCCCGGCGCGTGACGGAAAGCTGGTTCGTGCCGCGCACGGCGCTGGTCAAGACGACCCAGGAGGCGCGCAACTTCTGGAAGGGCCTCCAGAATCTCCGATGGAACCCGGCCGCGCAGCGGTTCGACCCGGCGACGACGCCGATGGCGACGAACGGGCAGCAGGACACCCAGGAGGAAATCGAGCCGACGACGCTCAACATTTTCCAGGCGAACGGGCTCTCGCTCGTCTCGGCGCTTTCGGCCAACGCTCCGCACGGGCTTGCGATGCCCGAGGATGGCGAGAACCCGCAGGATGTGGCGACGGCAAAGGCGTCGAGCAAGATCATCACGCGGTTCGAGCGCGTCAACCAGATCGAGAACGTCCTGGCGCAAGAGCTGCAGTACGCCTACACGGACGGCTACTGTGGCCTGTTCGTGCGCTACAAGATCGACGGCGACCGGTTCGGTTGGCGCGACATGCCGAAAACGGTTTCGCGCCCGACGACGGTGCCGGACGCGAACGGCAACCCGATCCAGACGACGGTGCAGATCAACGTCGGCACGGAGCGCGTTCCGAACGGCGAAGAGGTCATCGACGCGGTCGGTTCTCTCGAGCTCTCCATCCCGCCCTACGGCCGCAACCAGCACGATTTCCCCGCGATGGAGTGGCAGACCGAAACGCCGCTCAGCCTCTTGCGCGCGATTTACAGCGACTTCATCGAGAAGCTCAACGCGGGCGGCGATGTGGGCACGGGCACGGCGAATGCGACCGAGCGTAACGCGCGCCTCATGTTGGCGAATGCGCCGCCAGGGTACGACGGGCGCTTCGGCCAGGCGAGCTCGCCGGATCTGCTGACCTACAAGCGGACGTGGCTCCGCAAGTGGGCGTTCTACGAGCTCGATGACAAGATCACGCGCGACAAGCTGATCGCGCTGTTCCCGAACGGTGCCTATCTCGCGCACGCGGCAGATACGCTGCTCGACGCGCGCGACGAGTGCATGGACGACCACTGGACGATCGTGCCGTTCCTGCCGGGTGACGGGATGTACCGCGAGCCCGTGGGCGGCTCGCTCATGCCGGTGCAGCGCGCGGTCAACAACCTCCTGGACCGCCAACTCCAGAACGACGCGTTCGGTGTGCCGCCGATCTTCCACGACACGTCGCTGCTCTCGGGCGAGAACTATGCGGGCACGGTCGTCAAGCCGGCGAAGTCCTACCCGATCAAGCTCAAGCCCGGCCAGCGCCTTTCGGACGTGATGTGGAGCCCACCGCCGACGCAACTATCGCCGGCCTCGACCGAGCTCCGCAACTTCCTCATCCAGATCACGGCGATGCTCACGGGCGTGCAGCCGGCCCTGTTCGGAGCCCCAGAAGAGGGCGCCGGCGGTCAGACGGCCGAGGGGTACCGCCAGGCGCTCAACCAGGCGATGGGGCGCGTGGGGCTCATCTACCGCGCGCTTAAGCTCGGGCATGCGCGCGCGTACGAGTGCCTCCTTCGGATCATGGCGAAAGAGCGCAAAGAGGGAATCATCATCCCGACCGAGGGCGACGACGGCTCATTCCGCAACGACGTGATCTCGCTCTACGACATGCAGGGCCGGGTGAAGATTTACGCGGACATGCAGGAGGAGCTCCCGGTTTCGTGGGGCCAGCAGAAAGACCTGGCCGACAAGCTGATGAACGCCCAAAACCCGGTGCTCCAGGGCATCGCCAACTACCCGGAGAACCTCGCGCTCTGGAAGCGCACGCTCGGATGGCCCGAGCTCAAGATCCCCGGCGAAGGGCCCCAGGACGAGCAGGACGAGGAGACGGCGAAGCTCATCGAGGACGGCCAGCCGATCTCGACCGACCAGGCTACCGGGCAGCCGCTCATCGACCAGAACGGCCAGCCCTACCAGATGCCGACGGTCCCGATCGACCCGATGGACAACCACGCGATTCACTACGCGCGCGGCCAAGAGTGGAAGGAATCGGCCGAGGGGCGGCGGATCCGGAAAGAGCAGCCCGAGGCGTTTGCGAACGCGCACCTCCATTTCATGGCGCATTTCCAGGCCATGCAGCCGCCGCCCGCACCTGTCGCGGCCGCGCCCGCACCGGCGGCACGGCGATGAGAAAACTCCTCGACGCTGTCATCGCGGCGGGGCCTGGCCCCGCGGTCCCCGTGAGCAACGCGACCAGAAACCTCGTGACCGTGTTCGCGGGCCCTGGCCCCCCGACCGGGTTCTTCTGGTACGCGTCGCCCGCGGGGCTGCCGGGCAACACGGGCGCCATCGGCTCGCCGTGGGATCTGCAGACGGCCCTCAACGGTGGCCCCGGCGGCGCCATCGTCGCGCCGGGCGACACGATCTTCATGCGCGCCGGGACGTACAGCGGCCTCTACTTCTCGCGGCTCAACGGCACCCTGGCGAACCCCATCAACGTCCGCAACTTCCCGACGGAGAAACCGAAGATCGACGGCTATCTCCACACGACGCTGACCGGCAGCATGACGGCCCTGCAGACGACCGTGCCGATGGCGCAGCTCCAGTTCGGGGACGGCCAGGTAATCAACATCGGGACGGAGTCGATTCGCCTCCACGGCTACTCGGCCGGCGCGTATCAGGCGGTAGACCGCGGCTGGGACGGGACGACGGCCACGACGCACAACAATGCCGACGCGGTTGACACCGACAACGGGCACTGCCTCACGATCCAGGGCACCTATACCTGGTGGATCGGCACGACGCCGGGATTCGAGGTCACGGTCGGCACCGCGCGCTACGCCAACCGCGTCATCCCGACTCCGGGCTCGAACCCGTTCGGCCGCCCCCCGTCCGGCGTCGAGCTCAACGGCTCAACGAACAAGTTCGTGAACGGCTACACGCACGACACCACGGACGGTTACTCCACGTCCGCGGGCGCCGCGGACAACGTCGAGTTCCACGGGTGCATCGGCCAGTACGTCGGCTGGGACGCGTCGGACCGCGGGCACGGCCACGCGTTCTACATTCACAACGACAACCCTGGCTCGAGCCAGAACCAAATCGGCGCGAATATCGCCCTCGAATCGTTCGACTTCAACGCGCAAATCTACACGGGCGGCACGACGTTGGGCAACGTCTACGCTGACGGATTCTTCTCCTCTCAGGCCGGCGTGATTTCCTCCTTCGGCCCCGTCACGGAAGTGCTGTTCGGATTCGCGCCAGGGCCGATCACGCTCTCCACGCTCAAGAATGCGGCGATCTACGCGAGCGGGCTCTTGGGCTTCGGTCTGTCGTGGGGATACAACGGGGGCGGCACTGACCAGTGCGTGCTCCAGGGCAACTACGTCGCGGCGCAGAACACGGCGTGCGCTTTCAGCGGATCGAGCACGAACCTCACGACGAGCGGGAACACCTGGGTCGGGCCGAGCTCGGCGCCGAATCCCGCGAGCGGGACGTTCCTCGCGTGGAAGCCCGGCAGCGGGAAAGTGTTCGTCATCGCAAAGAATCTCTACGAGGTCGGCCGCGCGAATATCGCCGTGTTCAATTGGGATCACAGCGCGACCGTGAGCCTCGACTTCTCCTCGTTCCTCAACAACGGCGATACCTACGTCGTGAGAAACGCGTTCAACTACCTCGGCACGCCGCTCGCCTCGGGGACGTGGAACGGCACGCTCGTGGTCGTCAACACCTCCGGGCTCGTCCAGGCCACGCCTGTCGGCAAGAGCGCGCCGACCGAGCCGGGCACGGAGTTCAATATCTACGTCGTGAGTAAAACCTAATGGCATTCGGCACGTTCGTCAAAGCGGCTCACGGGTTCCCGGCCGGGAACGTTTCGGCCACGACCGTGGCGGCGACGTTCGGCTCGGCCGTGACGGCTGGAAACCTCCTGGTCGCGTTCGTCACCTCCGACAACCTCGGCGGCCCTACGGGCGTTTCGGACTCGGTGAATGGCGCGTGGACGGCGGCCTCGAGCAACGCCACCTGGGCAGTGCGCGGCGACATTTACTTCTTCAAGAGCACCGGAGCCGGCACGCCGGTCGTGACGGCGACGTGGGGCGCCGCTCAGTCGAACCGCTCGATCTTCGTGGCGGAATACACGGGCGCCGCGGACAGCACGACCCCGAACGATAAGAACGTCGGAAACGGAACGGCTACGCCGACGACGACGCCCACGAGCACGAACGTGGCCCCGCCGACGCAGAATGGCGAGCTCTTTTTCTCGGGCATCTACACGCCGTCGAACACGGTCGTCATCACGGCCGGCGCGTCTCTGCCCTACACGATCCGCGACACTGCGAACGACACGTTCAACAACTCCGTGGCGATCGAGGACGCGATCCAGGTCACGGCCGCATCTATCGACGCCGGCTACACGCTGAACCAGTCTCTCGCGTACGTCTGCTGCCTCTCCACGTTCAAGGCGCCGGCCACGCCGAACACCGTCACCATCGAATCCTCGATGGACGGAACCACCTGGGTGACGGAGGGCACGGTCACGAACCCGACCGCCTCGCCCGGAGCCACCGGCCAGCGCATCAACGTCAAAGCGGTCCGGTTCATTCGCGCGAACGTCACTTCTTTCAGTTCCGGGGACATAACAGTTGAGCTCCAGTCATGGAACTCTGGCAAGGCGGTGAACTAACATGTTCGTACTTCTCAACGGCGTCACCGCTCCAGGGGCGAGCGCCATCCGCCCCGTGGGCTCGGCCGACAACAACCTCGTGGTCATCTCGAGCGCGGCCGGATCGACCGGGACTATCACCGTCGAGTCGTCCGCGGACGGAGCTACCTGGATCACGGAGCTCTCCGTGTCGAATCCCGTCGCGTCGCCGGTCCCGGTCGGCCAGCGCATCTACATCCCGGGAAGCAACTTCATCAGAGCGAACGCCACGGCGCTGTCCGCGGGCACCGTCACGGCGGTGTTGCAGTCCTGGCGGCACGGCTTGGAGGTGAACTGATGCCCACCCTCGCGGATCTCCAGGCCCTCGCGGCCGCCTCGCTGATCCCGGGTCAGACGCCGATCCCGGGAACGATGACCCCCGTATTCGCGGGCTCCCTTGTGAGCACATGGGTTCGGTTCGACTGGACGAACGCGATGGTCGTCGCGCTCGGCGCCGTCACGGCCGGCGACATCGCCGTGTGCACGCTCCCGCCGAACGTCGTGGTCGAAAACGCGCTCGTCATCATCCGGAGCGCGGAGACGAGCGCGAACGCCCTCACGGTCGCGGTCGGCAAGACGGCCGCCGCGTACGTCGATTACCTCACGGCCCAGGACGCGAAGGCGGCGGCCAACACGATCTACGGCAAGCTCGCGGCCGAACGCGGCACGTCGCTCGTGGGATCGGATATCCCGTCGCTGACGGCGAACACGCTCATCAACGCGCATTTCATCAAGACGACGACGAACCTCAACACCTGTACGCTGTCCGCTGGAAGCGTGTATCTGAAACTGCTGAATCTCCCGTGATCTCGAAGGCCGTACCTGGGCTCGACCAGGCTAAAAACGAGTAAGGCCGGAAGGAAAGTTCGATGTCAGAAGAAGCCGAAAGCCCGTTCGCCATCCTCGACACCGTCGGGGACGCTGCGGGTGACTCCGCCGAGGAAACCCCCTCCGAGGCGAAAACGGAAGAGGCGCCGTCCGACGAGGCGAAAGCCGACGAGGGAAAGCCCGAGTCCGAGGGGGATGTCGAGGAGCCCGCCAAGCCGGAGGCCGAACCGGAGAAAAAAGACGGAGAAAAGGCGGAGCCCGAGACGGAGGAGCCCGAGCCGGTCGAAGGGGAACCGCCGAAGCTCAAAGAGTTCATGTCGAAGCACAAGCTGTCGGGAGACGAGAAGCGGTGGCTCAAGAAACAGGTGTTTCAGAACCGGGAGTTCACCGAGCTCTTCCCGGACGTGCGCGAAGCACAGGCGGTGCGCGCCACGTTCCCGGAGGCCGAGGACTGGCAGGGTGCCGCAGAGGCCCGCGATCAGTTCGTCAAGGCGTCTCAGGATTTCGAGCAGAACCCGAAAGCGTTCCGGGACGGACTCAAGGGCGACAATCCCCAGGCGTATCAGCGCCTGGTGGAAGCGATTGCCGAGGATCTTCCGACCGCGGCGCCGAGGGCGCGTCTCGAGATTCTGTCGGCCGGCATGGACGAAATCTTCAACAAGCTCAAGGCCGAGGCGGAGGAGCAGGGGCTCGACTGGTCCCAGATCACTGCGAAGGATCTCGAGGACAGGATCTTCCCGACCGAGCCGGAGGCACAGCCGCGCGTTGATCCGAGGGTGGCGAAACTCGCGGAGGAGAACCGCAAGCTCAAGGAGCACCAGGCGCGCGAGGAGAAGGGCAACCTGGCGGCGGTAGCGTCGGTCCTGGATACGCGCGTCGAGAAGGTGCTCACCGAGGAGTCCGCGAAGTACGTCAACCAGGTCATCGAGAGCAAGGGCGCCGACTACACCGAGGCGCAGAAGAAGCTCATGACCACGGAGCTCGCAAACGCTGTTATCCAGCGTTACCGAACCACACCGTCAAATGTCCACGCGAAACGGGCCACCCTGGACGCGCTCACGCGCAACCAGGTGAAACCGGAGGCCGCCGTCGCCGGCCTGGCGAATCGGTCGCGTGGTGAGATCAGGCGTCTCGGGGCCGATGTCTTTCGACACTGGACCGAGGTTTTCGTCGGGGCAAACGGCAAGAGACTCGAAAAAGCAGAAGCGCAGAAGTCCGCGAGGGCCGCGACGCGCGACGTACCGCCGATGGCGACGACGCCGGGCGGCCCGAAGCTCGATCGGACGGAACTTCTCAAGAAGGACAAGCGCGCGTTCTGGGACGCGATCCTGCCGACCCCGTAAGGAATCACGAACATGGCCGCTGGTGCAAATGCCGACTTTCTCTCACTCCAGCTCGAGCGGGTTCGCCCGTTCCTGCCGGTCGCCTACGAGCGCGAAAAGGGCTTCGGGGCGAAAATCAAAAAGGTCGAGGGGATCGAAGTCTCCTCGCGCAACCTCCGACTGCCGATCCAGGTGTTCCCGGGCGGCAAGTTCGGATACTGCACGTTCGCGGGCACCTCGCTCGGCCTCGGCGGCGCGTCGCAGACCGTCGTGGCGACGCTCACCCCGGTGGGCATCCGGTTCAACGTGCAGATCAACCGGGACGTGCAGTACTACACGAACAGCGCCGAGAAGGCCATCGCCCAGGTGCTGAAAAAGGAGCTCGAGAACGCCGTTCCCGAGTTCGCCACGCAGATCGACATGGAGCTCCAGGGCGACGGCACGGGCGTGCGCCTGATCTCCTCGCTCTACGCGGCCAACGTGTTCACGGCCGCCGCGGCGAC